CGGTGGGCTGGTGATTGAACGCGAAGCAAAGAAAAATATTCGTGGGCATCACCTGATTGATACCGGCAACCTGCGAAACAGCATCAGCGCCGAACCATACGATGACACCTCGGTGATCGTTGGCACGAATGTAGAATATGCGGCGATCCATGAGTACGGCGGGACGATCAAGGCGAAAAACACCAAATACCTGGCGATCCCGATCACCAACAGCGCGAAGAAATTCAAACCGCGTGAGTTTCCGGGTGGACTGAGGGTTGTGCCGTACAGCAATATGGTAGCCGGATTGGTGGATAAGGCCGGGCACGTGCAATATTTGCTAAAGCAATCGGTGCGGATCCCGGCCAAGCCCTACTTGCGACCGGCGATTGATAACAATCACGACAAGATCGCCAGGGCTGTTGGGCGCGGTGTACGCAAGGCGTTTGGCCAGGGAGACAGCGATGCTGAATGAGGCGCTGTACACCTATCTGAGCGCACACAGCGGGATCAGCGCGCTGGTGAGCAATCGCATCTATCCAGACGAGCTTCCGGAGAGCGTGACCTTTCCGGCGGTGGTGATCACCAGCATCAGCCTGGAGGCGACATTCAGCCACGAGGGCGACTCTAACCTGGACACGGCGCGGGTGCAGTTGGATGCATACGCAGCGGACCGGGCCACGGCGACGGCAATTCTGGTGCAATGTCGCAGCGCGTTGAGCGGGAAGATTTGGGCCGCGGGTGGTGTGCGAGTGCAGGCCGGGTTTTTGGCGAACCAACCGCCTGGCGGCTGGGACGAGGCGCTCAAGAAGTGGCGCATGACACATGATTATCTGATCACCTACAGCGCGTAGGTGGAGGAGGATGTAATGGCAAGAGCTAGTTTGACGGTAGCAACAGCATTGGGATCTTACCCGACGCTTCAGCCAACGGCCAATGCGTTGGACCTGGCCATGGCGGCCGCAAATGTGGCAGATAAGAACCAGTTCACAGCAAGCGGGAATGACCTGGTCTTCGCCCACAATACGGGCGTCGGCGCGGTGACGGTGACAATCACCAGTGTAGCCGACCCGTACAAACGCACGGGTGACATTACGGCTTATTCAATCGGGGCTGGCGAATACGCCCATTTTGGGCCTTTCAAGATGGACGGGTGGAAGCAGACGGACGGCAAGATCTACCTGGAAGCATCTTCCGCGGACGTGAAGTTTGGCGTGGTGGCGCTGCCGTAATGGGTAAGAAGCAAAGGGTCAACGGCGAGCTGCCGATCCAGGAGCTGGAGGCGCCGCCATTATTCCGCATTGGCACCTGGTCTGGCCTGCCGATCTGGCAGTGCAACCTGTGTGAATGGGATACGCTGGACGGCGAGGCTCAGATGATGATCCACCTGGCCAACCGGCACATGCCGCAGGTGGTCGAGCGGGCGGAGCCGTTGATCAAGACGTTCAACACTTTCGGCAGAGACACGACTGAGGAGGTAACTGATGAGCGCAAGTAATGCGATGCATGCTTTTGGCACGCTGTTGAAAATGGGCGATGGGGCGACGCCTGAAACGTTCGCCACGATTGCGGAGGTCACGACCATCGGCGGCCCGACCCTGGGCATGGATGTGATCGAGGTGACCCACCACGAGAGCCCGAACGGGTTCAAGGAAAAAATTGGCGCCTTGAAGGATGGCGGCGAGGTGACGTTGGATATCAACTACCAGCCGGCCACGGCCACACACGGGTACAGCTCTGGGCTGCTGTACGCGTATTACAACAAGACGCGCAAGAACTTCAAGCTCGTCTTCCCGGATACGGCCGTTACAACCTGGATACTCCCGGCGCTCGTGACGCGCATCCAGCCGACGGCGCCGGTGAATGGCAAATTGGGCGCCTCGGTGACACTGACCGTTTGCGGCGCGCCGACCCTGGCGTAAAAGAGGATAGTGATCAGGCTCAGCGAGGGCACCGCGTCATTAAGACGTTTGACCTTCTATGGTCATGTAGGCCGGGCTGTGTGTTGGCCGAGCAGGGCGCACCGGAGTGCGCTATCGGCGGCGGCAGGGTACCGGTGAGCGACCTGGCGGCCTGATCCTATCCAGACTGGGATGTAACGACTAAAGTCGTTACTACGATTGGCAGTTCCGATAACAGCTATTAGGTGATGAGATGGAAACATTGACGAGAGAACTACTTTTGACGCCGAGCCTACCATTGGAAGAGGTGCCGATCCCGGAACTGGGCGGGAGCGTGTTCGTGCGGCCCATGACGATGCTGGAGCGGGCGCAGCTCGAAAAGATGAGCCGAGCCGGCGATGACGAGTTTCGGGCGCGGGTGGCGGCGATCTGCGCGGTAGACGCGCAGGGTAACCGGATCTTGAGCAACGATGACGCCCAGGCGCTGAATGCGCAGAACGCATCCGTGGTGATGCGCATCTTCGAGGCGGGCTGGAATGTATCGGCGATCAGCCGAAAAGGGGTGGAGGCCGAAAAAAAAGGCTTGAGGAAGACGCCGGACTAAAGTTTGCGCACCGCCTGGCGCTGGCGTTGGGATGGTCCAGCGTGGAGGCGGGGCTGGCGCAGATGAGCACGGTGGAGTTCGAGCGGTGGCAGGCTTACTACGAGCTGGAGCCGTTCGGGGCATGGCGGGAGGACTGGCGGGCGGCGTTGATCGCCAGCACAATGTTTAACATGTGGCGCGGGAAGAACACGGCCGCGGCGAAGATCGGTGACTTTATGCCTAAGTTTACGCATGAGCAGCAAGATGTGAATCAGCAGCTCCAGATCGTGGAGATGCTCAATGCTGCGTTTGGGGGGAAAGATGAGCGGGTGCCCAAATGATTGATATTGGGACGATCCGGGTCAAACTGATTGCGGAGGGGGACGAGCTGAAGGCGGAGGTTGAATCTACAACCGATGCTTTACAGGAATTTGGTGATGAGACAGAGAACGTGCAAGAGAAAGTTCAAAATCTTTCGGGCAGTCAGGATAAACAGATCAACGTGCTGACTGAAATCCGCAGCGGTCTTGCGCTGGTGAATGGGGCTTTACAAACGGTACAGCAAGGCTATGATGCGACCGTTGGTTTTACGATTGATTACGCGATGAGTGTAGATCAGTTATCCCGATCGCTGGGCACATCTGCGGAGGAGGCAAGCCGACTGATCCAGGTGACGGATGATGTCGGTATCAGCATGGCCAGCCTAGAAACGGGTTTCCGGGCAGCGCTTGATAAGGGCCTTGTACCCAGCATTGATACGTTGAAGGGTTTGGCGGAGGAGTTCCAGGGGATCGAGGACCCGGCAGCGCGCGCTCAACGAGCGATGGAGATATTTGGCCAGAGAGCTGGATTGGAGTTCTTGAAGATCCTGGAGCAAACCCCAGAAGCGATCCAGGGCCTATCTGATGCAGCAGATAGCGCGGGAATGGTAATTGACGAAAAACTTGTCGGCTTAGCCGAGGAAGGCCGCCAAAAAATTGACGAGTTGAACGACCAGATTGATGCACTGAAACTGAACCTGGGCGCTGAACTGTTGGGGGCATCGAATGAGGGCAGCGAGGGGCTGGCCGGGTGGATCGGTAACCTAAACCGGGGTGTTACGGCTAATCATGCTGTCAACGATGCGATAGATGCGGGCAGCGTTAGCCTGCAGGCATATGGGGCATTTTTGGCAACAATCGGTGGCATAGAGGGGCATGAAGCCGAGGTAAAAGAGTGGCTGGCCAGGCAGACGTACCAGTATTCTGGGGCGGTGATGGATGGGGCAGAAGCGCTGGAGTATTGGTCAAACCAGGTCACCACGGCGACAGACAAGAGTTATGAAAACGCCGGGGCGCTGATGGATGGCGCAGATGCGCAGGAGTACTGGGCCGAACAGGTGACCGAATCGCACGCTCGCATCCAGGCCGCGGCCGAGGCAACGGCAGCCTGGGAAGCCGCCAATGAACGGCTGAGCGAGTCGCAGGGGGATGTCTTGCAGCGGTTGGAGGAGATGCAGACACCGCTGGAAAAGTTATTTGGTGCACTCTCTACGGATATGGGGTCTCCGATGGAGAGCTTTATTTCTGACCTCAATTTCTTCATGGCAGGCGGCGGGCAGTACGAGGCG